ATTTATGGAAGACCCGCAAAAAGATTGGCTAAGGGACATGGGGATAAAGGTAGATTATCCGAAGGAGTATCGGGAGAATTTGGAATATCGGTATAAGCTGATTAGGGAGGCGGAGACGGATGAAGGGATACGGGAGGTGGTACGGGAGCGGGCGAGGAGGGACATATGGTTTTTTTTCAATGTATTTTTATGGACATATGACCCCAGGAGTGAGGCAAAGAGTTTACCGTTTGTAACATATGGGTATCAAGACGAGTACATATGGCAGATGGAAGAGAGTTACAAGAAGCGGGAGGATTTATTGACGGAGAAGAGTAGGGACATGGGGGCCACATGGATGGCGTTAGGGTTTATACTGCACAAATGGCTTTTTGAAGAGAAGTTTGCTTGTTTGATGGGTACATATATAGAAGATTTGGTAGACAATCGGACGATTGATTCACATTTTGGGAGGTTGGAGTATATGATTACGAGGCTTCCTTTTTGGCTCAGTCCGGCGGAGTTTGACATGGCGATACATAGGAACTCGATGAAGTTGGAGAATCCGGCCACGTCAGGGCTTGTAACTGGATATGCTCCTACTGAGAGGTTTAGTAGGGCAGGGCGCTACAATTTGATTTTTGTGGACGAGTTAGCCTTTTGGAAGCATGGTAGGAGTGCATGGACGGCGATGGGGGATGCTAGTAAGTGTAGGTTTGTGACGAGTACGCCGAATGGGAAAGGGAACAAGTTTGCGGAGTTAGCGCTTAAAAGTAATATTAAAAAGGTGGCATTACATTGGCGGAAGCATCCGCACAAAGATGAAGCATGGTATGAAGCGGAGAAGAGGAGGAGGACAGAAGAGGAGGTGGCGCAGGAGCTAGATATAAACTACAACAAGAGTGTGAGTGGAAGGGTATATCCTGAGCTTGATGAGTGGAATTTTCTTGAAAAGCAGGAGTACGACCCGAAAGAGCCTCTATATATTAGTTGGGATTTTGGTTTAGCAGACCCGACGGCGATGATATGGTTGCAGCGGGGTAGAGATGGGACGGTGCGGGTTATAGATGCGTATCAAAATGAGGGTAAAGCTATTGATTTCTTTGTTCCATTTGTTACGGGGCAGGTGAAGAGTTTTAGGAAGTATCGGTATACGCAGGAGGAGTTGGAGATGATAGAGCGGCATAGCAGGTGGCAGGAGGCGATACACTTTGGAGACCCGACGGGGGACAACAAGCATCAAAGTTCTACAGTAAGTGTGATTAAGCAATTACGAGACTTGGGGATAGTTATAAACTACCGTAGAGGGACAGATTTCACGTTTAAACAGCGTTGTACGGCGACTAAGATGTTGATACGGAGGCTAAAGATAGATAAAGATTTGAATGAGTTTATAGATGCTCTGCAAAATGCACGCTACCCTGTTCGAGGAGATTTGAATCAGGGGACAACAGAGATAGTTAAGCCTGTGCATGATTGGACAAGTCACTTTCGTACTGCTCTAGAGTTTTATGCGGTAAACGAGGAGTTTAGAGGGAAAGGTGTGATAGGAAGGGTAAAAGAAGCGGTAGAGGATATTGGTGACAACATTTTTAAGTTGCGGCCAATGGGGAAGCGAAGTAGTATAAGAAAGGAGCGGGGATACCGTACTTGTGCCTAATCAGGGGGGGCAGAATGGAAAGTTTTTTATAAAAAGAAGCAAAAAGTTATGGCAAAAGGTAAAAAAGCAAAAAGTTTAGGCAAGTTTGATATAATTAAAGCCCAAGAAGAGAATGGGGAGGTAGGAGTGGGGCAGTGTAAGGATTGGCGGCCTGATAAAGAGCAGCAGCAGCGATATTTACGGATAATGCGGGAGTGGGAGAGTGCGATAACTTTTAGGGCGGAGTATGATAGTAAATGGCAGGAATGTGTAGCGAGGTATAAAGCGGAGCCATTTTTTTATGAAGATGGAAGGGCGGGGGTAGTTTTACCTGTTGGTAAACTTATCATTGAGACAGCGCAGGCGCAGGAGAGCAAGAGTCCGCCGAGTTTTGCTTATAGTGCTAATGAAAACAAGGAAGATGTGAAGAAGGCGGAAATTATGGATTATGTGGTAAAAAAGCATGTCTGGAACAGGAAGTATGTAGATTTGGATTACAAGCTGGATGTTTTGAATCAGGATAAGATGATACTGGGGACGATGTACCAGTATATAGGTTACAGGAAGCTTTATAGAGCAATTAGGAACAAGAAGGTAACTGGAGAGATTACTAAGAAGAAGGAGTTGTTTTATGATGATATTGTGGTGGATAATTTGTATCCACAGGACGTATGGCTTCATCCTCTTGCTTCATGCGTAGCGGAGAGTCCGTGGTGTTTTATTCGCAAGAGGTTTGATTATGCTACCTGGGCAGAGACTTATTCTGACACAGAGATGTACTATAATCAGGAGCTAGTGAAGCCTGGAGCGGTTTATGAAGGATATGACAGAGGTGGAGAAACCTTATGGCGGGATTTAGCTGATAATGTGGACCAGGTGGTAGTGGTAGAGAAGTGGGATAAAATGAGAGATGAATTGGTGGTGTATGCTAATGGAGTAGAAATTTATGAAGGGCCAAATCCGTATGAAGACAAAGAGCTGCCAATCACGGATTACCGCAACAGATTGCAGTATAATACCTATTTGGGGGAGAGTGAGATGGAGCGAATAGCAACTTTGAGTGATGCGTTAAATGCTTTTATCAATATAGCCATAGACAAAGAGAAGCGGTCAGGGACAGGTATTAATCTTCTAGACAATCAGTTCAGCGAGTTTGATGACGTTGGTTCACTTTTTTCCAGTACGCAGGCTATACGGGTAGACAGTCCCAAGGACAGTTTTGTCCACTATGATATGCCAGGGATGTCGTCCAGCACAGATAATATGATAAAGATGCTGATGGACTTTTTGGTTTTCTCTACTGGTATAGATTTTCGACAGATAACAGATTTAGCATCGTCTACAAAAGCTACAGTAGCGGCTCTTAGGAGGGAGATATCGCAGCAGCGCATCAATTTGAATGTCAATCGTAACGAGAATTGTGGAGTGAAGAGATTGGGCTGGCTTCTGGCTAAGAGGGTGCAACAGTTTTATACTTTACCTTTAGTAGAAGGAATTGTAGACCAGGATTTAGGTGGGAAGAAGAAGGGTGGAAAGCAGTATCGTGAGTTGCGGATACCAGATGTAGAAATGGAAGAGGTGCCAGGAAAAGGTGGTGCTTTTAATGAAGAGTCTTTAAGAGTTAAGGGTACCAGAGAGGGAGCAGTATCCTTCATTCATGCTAGACCTGAGTATTTAAGGCTTAAAGGGGATATTGCCGTGAAGGTGATTCCAGGGTCAACGATGGGAGCAATCCAGGAGCTACAGAAGACGAAGGCACAAGAGTATATTGGCGTAGCCACGGAGGTTTTGAAGCCGCCAGCGCAACAAGGAGGCGCGCCGCAGCCATGGCTGAGTGTGAAGTATGGACTGGAGCAGTATGTAAAGGCAATGGGGTATGATGTGGATAAAGCTTTTGATACAGCGGATAAAGAGGGGGAGACAGCAGCGCAGAGTGAAGCTGCCCCTCTGGTAGACGCTATGAGCAGCATGTACGGTGTTCCAGGGCCTGAAAGCCAGAATCAAGGAGCTGTGATGCAGGGGGGGAGACCGCCAGGGCCAGCAGAGCCTAAGCAACCGGCTTTAACCGGTCAGCGTAGCGAGCCTATGCAGGCTTTAGCAAATGAATTGGGACCACAAAACAGAGTGACTAACAAACCACAATGAATTTCTACAAAAAGCTAAAAATATTTGGAAAGAAACGAGACTTGCTTTTGAAGGATGGGACCAAGGGCAAGCTTATAGAGTTGAAAGAGTTGCATCCAGATTACTTGGAAGCGTTAGAGGATTTTATCTATGCAAAAATGTCGTTTAAAGCCCGTAAAATGGTCTTGGCTGAGGGGGAGGAGGTACGAGGGTTACAAGTGCGTATACGGGAGTTAAATGAGCTTCTAGAGGACGTTAGACAGATAGATAGGATAGGTGAGGAGAAGGAGGAGATAGATTTGGTTCAGGATGCCAGGGGACTAGGGACAAGGATTTTGAAAAGTTTGGTGAGTACTAAAGGGAAAAAGGTTGCTAAAATAGAGCCTCGTGTTTATAGTGTAGCTGATTATATGGCTTCGGAAGATTTTGATGGGAAAGTAAAGTGATTTTTGAAAAAAGGGGAAAGCGGTAAAGCAGGTCACTTGCCTGGAATAATGTTTTTTGTTAGGAGTCATGCCCTACATTGGTTTTGTACATTGTTCCAGGTAAATGCTCTGCTTTAAGCGGGGGACATTGAAAACTTAGATTTTAACCAAAGTAAACAATGACTAATCAAGCTGGTACGGTAGACGAAGAAGTGTCTACACCTGGCAAGAGTAAGTTTGAGGAAGCTACTTCGGCCATGACAGAGATGTTGAATCCTAAAAATGTTTCTGAGGAACTGCCTGATGGTGGTACTCCAGATGAAGCAGATAAAGAAGAAGACAACTCGAAGGAGAAGCAAGATAGTACGGATTGGGAGCAGCGTTATAAGCACGTTCAATCATATGCGGATAAAAAAGCTGCAAATGAGGAGCGTTTAGCGTCAAACATGCTGCAAAAAGACCCAGAATATATCCATACAATTGCGGAATTAGACCAGGATTTAGCTAATAGGCTTATTGCTAAAGAACTGGGCAAAAGTCATGGCATTAAGACATATGCAGAGCTGGTAGAAGCGATAGAGGTGAAAGCGCAGCCAGTAGATAAAAAGGTCTTGGATGTAGACAAAAGAGTAGCGGCTTTGGAGAAAGCCATAGAGGAGAAAGAAGAGGCGGAAGCAATGAGTTATGTAGCGGCATTTAGCGAGGAACATCCTGAGTTTACTGGCAAGATAGAAAAGCAGACTTGGGAACTTTTCGACAAAGGGGGTCTGACATTAGAGGAAGCTTTCGACTATGTAATGTATAAAAATGGGCTTTCGGAAAAAGAGTCTAAGATGGAGGAAAAGGCGTACGAAAAGGCTGTTATGCAAAAAGCAGCTGCCAGTATACCTTCTGCTTCAGCTTCTGGTTCATCTAAAGGCTCGAAAGGTGTTAAGCTAGACGCAGCCACTAAAGAGTTTTTAGAGGGAATAGGGGCAACAAAAACATTGTCAAAATATTCTTAAATTTTAATTAACATGGCAAAAGGAGATTTTCGTTGTAAGGACAGCCATAGATGGACGGCAACTCCAAGGATCACGAAGGCTAACAACACTGCCATTAAACCAGGAGAGTTTGTTCTTCAGGGGGCAGGGGGTGACGTGGAGTATGTTGTAGTTGCCACTGATGGCGCAAGTTCTACTTCTACTTGGGTGGGCTTGGCTGTTAGTGCAGATACTGTAACGTCTTCATCTGACGGTATTGTCTATGTAATTGATGGACTTGATGCAGAGTTTGTAGGGAAACCGACAACTTTGGCTAATCTTACTTCATCAATTATTAATACCAAAGTAACTTTGGACGTAAGTGGCGATGTTCAGACTGTAGATGAAGATGACACTTCTAATGGTGTCCTTTTGATTACGGGATATGACGTAGCAGCTAAAGAGATTTATGTGAAGATTGCCTCTTCTGCTAAACTGAATGGCGGTATTGGCCCCACAGGTTATACTGGCCCAAATGGTGCTGCGGGAGCCACAGGCCCAACTGGTTATACTGGTCCAGATGGTGCAGCAGGAGCTACGGGTCCGACTGGATATACTGGATATACTGGTTACACTGGTCCTGCAGGTAGCTGATGATAGATGAAAGAAGAAACTATAATTTAATTTAACTAACTCATGGCAGTTTCAAACGCATTAATGACTGAAACAATTGAGCTAGGTCTAAACGAGGTATTCTACGATAATTACAATATGGTATTGCCTCCGATGTACGCTAAGCTTTCCGACATTTTCATGGAAGAAAGCTCAAAAAAGCGTGCAGAGTATGACCTGGAAATGAGAGGAGTAGGTCGTTTCCGCACCAAAGGTGAGGAAGAAGATATCTTTGAGGATTTCATCAAAGAAAAGTATAAGACGACTTTTGTACATGTCACTTATGCTGATTCGGTCCCCGTTACTAAAGAGTATATTGAGGACGAACTGTACAACATTGTAAAAACCCTGGTTGGCGAGCTAGGGGATAGTGCAAGAGACACGCAGTATTTCAACGCTTTCTCGGTGTTTAGAAATGCTTTCTCTAGCTCATATTTGGGGGCTGATAGCAAGCCTCTTTGTGCCACAGACCATCCTAGAGATTGGGGAGGCACGCTGAACAACAAGATGACGGATAAATTGTCTTCACAGACATTGGACGAAATGATTGTCCGTATGGCTGAACAGACATCGCACGCAGGCAAGTTAATTACCAATGTGCCTGCCACGCTGCTGGTTCCTCCTGCTAGATTCAAGCAGGCTGTAGAGCTGACTGAGGCTGAACTGCAAGCTGGGACAGCAAACAATGACCCCAACATTTTCTCGGCTAAATACAACATTGCCGTGAAGATGTCTCCTTATATTGGTGCAGCAATGGGCGGAAGTGATGATGCTTTCTTCTTGTTGGCTAAACGGCACAAGGTAAAGAGATTTATTCGTGTACCGACTCAGACCTGGATGACTCCGTGGGATTTGAGCAGGAAGACGGTCACTTACTATAACGCTCGTTATAGAGAGTCCGTAGGCTGGTCTGCTCCCATTGGCATCATTGGTTCAGACGGTACGACTGGTAGCTACTAATCATTAAAACTTGTTCACATGACCATAAAGGCAACAGGCCTAAATAGACTAGGGTTAAAAGACCAAGTACAGCTTGAAACAAGGCGGGTGGTAGTTACTTCGGCAGAGATTCTTGCTCTAAACGCTACGCCAGTTACCCTAATCCCTGCTCAAGGGACGGATACTGTGGTTGAGTTTGTAAGTGCAGTCTTTCACAAGCCAGCTGGAACCGCTTATGCGGATATCGCTGGAGGTGATGATTTCGCCATAAAATATACTAATGGCTCAGGCGCACAGGTTAACACTTCGCTTGAAGCCACAGGTTTTATGGATCAGACTACGGCACAGACCAGGATTACTCGCCCCATTGTGACTGAGTACACTCCCGTAGAAAATGCTGCATTAGTTTTGCAGATGCTCAATTCTGAGATTACTACTGGCGACTCGCCACTTGTTGTAACTGTACATTTCAGGGTGTTCAAAAACATCAAGAATCAGTCTACACGATAGGTTTAAATGGAGGGCAGGGGACATCCCTGCCTTTCTTTAAGCTTATAATTTAATCACAAAAAATTTATGCCAGTAGAAGGGTATATGGGCATGGGCGCTCAGGAGATTAAGACGAAAGCTAATATGGCAGAGATGAAGGCTGGGGCTGTGGATTTTACTGAAGCTCTAGAAGTCTCCAAAAAAAAAGATAGAAAAAAGAAGATAGAAGAGGAATAATAATAAAGGTACACTAATTCAACATACATGTCACAGCTTATAGATTATATTTCTGCAACAGGAGTTCCTACAACCGTTTCTGAGGGTAATCCTTTGCCTGTAGAAGGCTCTTTAACAATTACAGGTGGGGCTACAGCGGCTAATCAGCTATTGGAGTTAGCGGAATTGACTTCAATTTCTGGAGATACGGCTTCTTTAGATAGCAAGATTGTAGCTTGTAATACAGGGAATGTAACAGTTGGTGCTGCTCTGCCTGCTGGTACAAATTTAGTAGGAAAAGTAGCGGTAGGAGCAGATACTTCTACGGTTTATGATGGAACTACTGCGCTCACACCAAAGTTTGCAGTTATTGACTGTGAAGGGAGTGGAGATAATACTTTGGTAGCAGCGGTGGTAGGCAAAAAAATACGAGTTCTTTCAGTCTTATTGGTTTCAGCAGGCTCAGTTAATGTTCGTTTTGAGTCAGGAGCATCAGGCACTGCTTTGTCTGGACAGATGAATTTGGTCGCTAATACAGGCTTTGTTTTGCCTTATAACCCTGTTGGATGGTGCGAAACGGCAGTAGGGGCTTTATTAAATTTGGAATTATCAGCAGCAGTTTCTGTTGACGGTTTACTTACTTATATTGAGGTTTAATGGCTTATACAAATGCGGTTTACTATTTAGATTATGAAAATGGCTCTGACACCGCCCGCTCTGGGTTTGCTGGGGTAGCATCGAACCCTTCAGGAGACACTACTCTAATTACAGCAGCAGGGCATGGACTGGTTGATGGTGCTGTGGTTGTGCTTTCTGCTTTCACTGCTTGGCTGAATGGGAGCTGGAAAATAACCGTGGTAGACCCTGATACCTTTACGCTAGATGATGCAGTCTGGCAGGCTACAGCAGACCCGAATGGAACCGTCACTCCGAATGGTGGAATGAACTGGACTGACGCTTGGAAGACAATTACTGCTGGTGCGACAGCGGCCAGAATTGCACCTGGAGACACAATTAGGATTGCCAAAAGTCCAGCGCCAACTTCAATTGGCAATGCAACTTGGACCGATCTTTCCAAAACAGTCACACTGGCCTCAGCACAAACCGCCACAATTGATAATTGTGAAACAGCATGGACTGCTAATGGGGCAGGGGACGCAACAGTCACCAGGGATGCAGTAGCCACAGATGCAAAAGAAGGGAGTTACTGTATGAGAATAGCAATGGACGCTTCTCCTCAGGTGAACACCATGCAGGCGTATTATGATATTGGGACACTTGATCTGAGCGCCTACCAGAAAATCACTTTTTGGCTAAAGAATGAGGCTGCTATTGCTG